CTTCGTCAATGATTCTCTTCTCAGCCTTGGAGAGATTGTCAGGGTCCCAACCAGGATTGTTTCTTGTAGCTGACGGGCTTTTAATTTCCTGTTCTTTTTTCTCCTTGCTTATTTCGTATAGTAAGTCCCCTCTGCTTAAAGGAGAGGATTTACCTCCGAAGAATTCACCTGAAAGAAGTGCTGCCGCCTTGCCCATGTCACCTTCCTGCATGTGTTCTCCCACCTGTGGGACTTCATCAAAAGCAAATGGAAGATGGCTTTCCAGTATGTAAGCCGCCGTCTTTAAATTTGTATCTCCTGGCATCCATTCAGGATCATCAGGAACCCAGTCAGGCCCTTCAGGTCTTTCACCAGTGAATGTCTCTCCTGTTATAAGATCCCATCCCAA